TCATTATCAACATAGGGTCGAGCTTGAGGTGATCGTGCAAAGCGCCTCGGCACGGGATGGTCTGTTCGATGCGCTGGCAGCGCAGATCGGCGCCGTGCTGGCTGCCGACCGCACTTTGCGCGGACTTTGCGACTGGGTTGAACCCGATGCTCCTGAGCCTGTCGATCTCGCCATTGAAGGGGCTGCGTCTTTGAAGGCGGGGATCATTCTGATCACGCTGCACTATTCAACAGCAAACCCGCTGGCATGACGTTCAACCACGATAGGAGAATACAATGGCACGAGCCCATGGGGCGCGGGCGCAAATGGCGCTGGCGTTTGAGACGGTTTATGGCACTGCACCCACCACAGGGTTCCGCACGGTGCCCTTTGCCAGCACCACGCTTGGGTCCGAGCAGCCCTTGATTGCCTCGGAGCTCTTGGGCCAAGGGCGCGATCCACTAGCCCCGATCAAGGATGCGGTCACGGCGGATGGCGATGTCGTCGTACCGATCGATGTTGAGAACTTTGGCCTCTGGCTGAAGGCCGCCTTCGGAGGTCCTACCACCACCGGCACGACGCCTAAGACCCACACGTTCCAATCGGGGAATTGGTCGCTGCCGAGCATGTCCATCGAGACCGGCATGCCGGAGGTGCCGCGCTATGCGATATACACTGGCTGCGTTTGCGACCAGCTGAGTTGGCAGATGTCACGGTCAGGTCTTCTGACCGCAACTGCACGGCTTGTGGCGCAAGGGGAGACCGCCGCAGTTGCCACGGCGGCAGGTACGACCACCGCGCTTGGCTTGCAGCGCTTCGGGCATTTTAACGGGTCGATCACCCGCAACGGCACACCGCTTGGCAATATCATCTCGGCGGAGGTCACCTATTCCAACGGGCTCGACCGTATCGAGACCATCCGCGCGGATGGCAAGATCGAAGGTGCTGATCCCGGAATGGCGTCACTGACCGGGCGGATGGAAGTGCGCTTTGCCGACACGGCCCTTATCACCCAAGCTCTGGATGGCACGCCTTGCGAGTTGGTCTTTGCCTATAGCCTTGGGGCAAGTGCCAGCTTCACCTTCACGGCCCATGCCGTCTACCTGCCGCGCCCCCGGATTGAGATCCCGGGGCCTCAGGGCATTCAGGCAACCTTCGACTGGCAGGCGGCCAAGGCCGCAAGTCCCGCGCGCCTCTGTACCGCCGTCCTCGTCAACACTGTCGCCTCCTACTGAAAGACCCACCCATGCTGACCCTTGATCTGACCAACGCACCCTTTTGGTGTGACCTCGTCCCGGGCGTGCGCGTGAAGCTCCACCCGCTCACCACGGCGCTGATGGTGGCCGCACGTAGCGATCCCGCGATTGCCGACCTGCCGAAAGACGCGAGGACTGAGGAGGCAGCATTGGCGATGGCCAAGGCGCTGGCGCGCATGGCGATCCTTGACTGGGAGGGTGTCGGGGATGCCGAGGGCGCGCCCTTGGTGGTCAGCCCCGAGGCGATCGACGCGCTTCTCGACATCTGGCCGATCTTCGAGGCCTTCCAAAGCCTTTATGTCGCGAAGGGCTTGCTCTTGGACGCGGAAAAAAACGCCTCATCGCCCATGCCGAGTGGGAGTTCGGTGGGGGCGACAGCTACTGCGCAGCCTGCCGATTCGTCTGTCCCGACTGCCCTGCACGACTGAACGAGCCGCTCACACTTGAGGGTTGGCAGGTCTGGGACCTTGTCGGGCGCCTTGGGGGTCAGTTGCGCATCGTCCCCGGCGCGGTGATCGGCTGGGATATGGGCCCGGCCTTTGCACTTGGCGCCGCCCTCGGTGTTCCCGCTCCTGCCATCGCGGAACTCTTGCCCGTCATCGAGGCGGTGATGGTGCGCTGCGTCAATGCGCAGATCGCGCCCAACCATGACTGAACCCCTCAACAGGAGCTTCTCCCCATGGCCGAAAAACGTATCTCTGTCCGACTTGCGACGGTGGGCGGCCGACAGGTCCGCGCCGAGCTCGAGGGCATCGGCGAGGCAGGCACGAAGGGCTTCGGTCGCCTGTCTTCAGAAATGGAGCGGACGAACGCGCGGCTTGCGGGTTTTGCAACCAAGGCCGGGATTGCGCTTGCCGCGATGACAGCCGCCGCAGCGGCGGCCGGTGTGGCGATGATCCGTTCGGGCCTCGACACGATCGGCGCGCAGGCTGACATGGCGGCTTCGCTCAAAACATCGGTGGAAAGCCTGCAGGTCCTGACCCTGGCAGGCGAATTGGCCGGGGTCTCGCTGGGCGAGATCGAACAGGCGACGAAGAAGCTGACCACGCGGCTGTCTGAGGCCGCGTCTGGGTCAGGATCTGCCGTGGGGGCGTTGCAGCGGCTGCATCTTTCGGCGCGGGATCTCCAGGCTTTGCCCTTGGATGAACGTATCGCCACGATCCAAGACGCCTTGGCCCGTCTTGTCCCTGAGGCTGAACGTGCGGCCGTGGCCTCGGACCTCTTTGGCGACAAGGCCGCACTGGCGTTCTTGCGGATTGATCCAGCCACCTTGCGGGAAGCGGCCAAGGACGTGCGCGACTTCGGGGTGGCCGTGAGCGCGACCGATGCGGCACAGATCGAAAGGACGGGGGATGCGATTGCCAAGCTCAGCCTGATCTGGCTCGGCCTTACCAATCGCCTCACGGCGGCCGTCGCGCCTGCGCTGGAAACCATCGCCAATGCGCTTGGCGATGCGGCCCGTGGCACGGGCGTTCTGGGCCAGGCGATCACGGCGGTCTTTGACAATCTTGGACGGCTCACAACCTATGCCGCAACTTTTGCGACGGTCATGGTGGGACGTTGGGTCGCGGGGCTGGCTGGTGCGACCCTCTCCGTGAAGGGCCTCGCCACAGCATTGGTCTTTCTGCGTGGAGCCTTGATCCGCACGGGGATCGGCGCGCTGATCGTTGGTGCGGGCGAACTTGTGTACCAGTTCACGCAACTGGTGAGCAAAGTCGGCGGGGTTGGCGCCGCCTTTGGCCTCTTGCGCGATGTGGCGGCAGAGGCCTGGGACCGCCTTGCGCTCGCAGCCACGGCCGCCTGGTCTCGCGTCGAGGCAGGCTGGGCCGGCGCACAGGCAGGGATTTACGGTGGGCTGCAATCGGCGCTGTCGGCTGTGGTAGGCTGGGGCAATTCTGCGGTTGGGACGTTCCAGGGGGCGTTTGACGCAGTGAAGGCGATCTGGGGCGCGCTGCCGCAGGCGATCGGGGATTTTGCCTACAGGGCCGCGAATGGGCTGATCGGTGGCGTCGAGTCCATGCTGAATGCGGTGGTCACGCGCATCAACAGCTTCATCGAAGGGCTGAACGCGGCGCTGGCCCTGCTGCCAGACTGGGCAACCGGTGAAGCTGGCCTGAAAATCGGCACGCTGGAGGCGGTGGATCTTGGCGGGATTGCCAACCCGTTTGAGGGCGCAGCCTCGGCCGCGGGCACCGCAGCAGCTGATGCTTTCCGTACTGCCATGGGCACCACCTATATCGACGCCCCGGACCTCTTTGGGGGCATGGCTGATGCTGCGCGATCGCGTGCAGCAGGGTTTGGCAAGGCGGCCGGCATGTTGTCGGAGGCAGCCTCACGCCCAATGACAGCCTGGGAAGCCCTCAGGGCGGCGATGACCGGCGCAGGTGCCGAGGGCGAAGACGCACTAAACGGCGCGGCCGCAGCGGCTGGTGCGCTCTCAGACGGGCTTGAAGACGCAGGCCGATCAGCAGGAGTGGCCGGGGGCGCTGCAAAAGTCGCGGCCGAGGAGGCTGCGACCGGCTGGGCGCAAGTCACGAAATCCCTCGCTGATTATGCCAAGGGCGCGATGGACTGGGGCAAAGGACTTGGCGAGACGCTCACCTCGGCCTTCTCCTCTGCTGAGAACGCCTTTCGGCAGTTTGTCACCACCGGCAAGTTCGACTTCAAATCGTTGGTCTCCTCGATCCTCGCCGATCTTGCGACACTGGCCTTCCGCAACGCGGTCTTGGGGCCGCTTGCCTCTGCGCTCTCGGGTGTCTTCGGCGGAGGCACTTTGACCGCTGCAGTCTCCCATGCGGGTGGCATCGTGGGGTTATCAGGCCATCGTCGCAATGTACCAGCCTTGGCCTTCGCCGCGGCGCCGCGGATGCATTCCGGCGGTTGGGCGGGCTTGAGGCCGGATGAAGTCCCCACCATCTTGCAACGTGGCGAGCGGGTTTTGAACCGACGAGAGGCAGCGGATTATGGACGAGGGTCCCAAGCCGGAGCCGGGGTCAGCATCCACATCGATGCGCGCGGCGCGCAGATGGGCGTGGCCGAGCAAATTGACGCGCGCCTTCGCGCGGCCATTCCGGAGATTGCGCGTATTGCCAAAGAAAGCGTGGCAGATGGGCGACGCCGGGGCCAGGTGATCTGAGATGGCCATTCCTGTTTTGCCCCTGACGCTCGTGTCCTCGCTCGAGCGCCGGCTGGTTACGTCGGTCGCCGAGGCGCGCTCGCCCTTTACCGGCACCTCGCAGATCCAAGACTGGGGCGCGTCGTGGTGGGAATACCAGATCGAGATGGCGGTGACACAAGGCGCCAAGGCCCGTCGGCTTTCGGCCTTCTTCACTGCGCTTGGTGGCCTCCGGGGCCGGTTCCTCTTTCCAGATCCCTCGATCGAAGTGCCGGCGGCGGCGGGCAATCCTTATGTCACCGAGGCGCAGGTGGCGGGAGCCTCCACCTTGCGCACGGCAGGTTGGGGGCTTGGTCTGGGTGCGGGGGATTTCTTCCAGCTCGGATCAGACGCCGCCGCTCGGCTTTACCAAGTAACCGCAGATGTCACGCCATTCGGAAGTGAGGCGGTGATCAGCTTTGTCCCGCCGCTCAGGGCCTCGGTCCCAGTCGGTACGCTGCTTGGGCTTGATGCCCCGTCCGTCCTTTTGCGCCCGACGGCACCAGTCCCCTCGATCATCGGCCGGGCGGACCAGCACCGCTTCACGATCTCTGCGCGGGAGGCGCTCTGATGGGCCGCGATCTCACCGTCGCCTTTAGTTCTGCACTGGCGGATCATACCCTTCGGCCGGTCATCTTCTTCGAGGGCCAATTCGCGTCGGGCTGGGTGCGGCTCTGGTCAGGGATTGGCGAGATCACCTGGAACGGCAAAGCATGGTCGGGCGCGGGGACGCTCCTGGGGCTGGGGTCGATCGAAGAAACCGGAGAGGTTGTCGCGGGCGGCACGGCCATATCCCTTTCCGGCGTACCGCTCGATCTGGTGCAGATGGCGATCGCGGAAGCGCGCCAGGGGCTGCCGGGACGGGTGTGGCTTGGCCTGCGCGGTGAAAACGGCTGTGTCATTGCCGATCCAGTTCAGGCTTTCTCGGGTCGGCTTGATGTTCCTGAAATCAAGGATGATGCCGACAGCTGCACGATCACGATCAGCTATGAAAGCCGTCTGATCGATCTGACCGTACCGCGCGCCTGGCGCTACACTCATGAAAGCC